AAAAACAGGGGGTGGGGGTCTAATATCTACCTGCTAGCAAAATGCAATTAGTACCCTATTGGGAAAATAGCTATATGTTTGTGCAAATCACTATATATGTATGTCCTGCGATTGACGGGTACATATAGGGGGGTGGGGGGTCTATCTATCTGGTTTTAAAATAGGGTGGTGTTTACCCCTCCCTATCTAATAGCCTACTAATCTTCTCTTCTATGTCTTGTTCTATGTCTATGCTATCTCTTGTTTCCTTTTGCTCTGTTACATCTGTGAACATGGCTACACTCTTCCCTAGTAACTCCAATGCTCTAATCCTAGCTGAATCACTATCAGACTCTCTGGACTCTTTGTAGAGTTGTTCTATGACATAGTTCCTTGTCCTAAGGCTAGAAGCTACTGAACTGACCTCCTTACGCTCTAAAGCCTTTTGTATGCTTAGTGCTATCTTAGGGTTAGCCACTAACTTACTAGCCTCCACTTCTACCCACTTAGGAATCTTTCCTCCTTTGGTTAGAGATACATCATAGACTTTCGCATAGACCTCTTTATAACTTCCTAACTTGCCCTTAACAATTTCATTAACGAATGACCTCTGCTTTATGGTTAGATCATCTGTTTTTATAACTTGGAGTTTTGGTTTTGTTTTGTCGTCTTTCATAGATTGAATATTAACTGGTATCTGGAATCTTGGTAATGCTCTCATTTAGATAGCAAATAAATAGACAAATATGATTAGACAATGATGCAGTAATCTGTTTAAATACTTGAATTGGTGAAATATAAAGCCAGTAGTCGTTGGAACGAGACCTTGACTTAAAACAAATGGGCGTGGGTGAATCTCTCTGAGATTCTTTAAGGGAATAAAATTCCTCTTGAACATCAACCTAATTAGGCGATAGCTGAAACAGTTGGAACTAGGGAAGAGTAAGAACTACCGACACAACCTCCAGTGTCCTTGAATTAACAAGCTGAAGAGAATCCTATTTTGGGATTCAAGAAACATACTTGGAGGTATGAATTATGGAAATAAATCAACAATCTGTATTTGATTTTTATTATGAGACTTTTTCTGAATGGTCTATTGATCGTCTAACTAAACATAAAAATATGTTATTAGAGAATATTAAACAGAGAGAGGATAGAGGAGAAACAATTAATTATGAAAGTGGTTTTCCTATGCTTAAAACTTTTAAAACTGTAGTTAATGTTATTGATTATATTTTAAAAGAGAGGGGGGATTAATTTCCCTCCTATGTCCACGAACTAACGTGCTGAAGAGAATCCCACAATGGGATTCAAGAAACATAAAACTTGGAGGTTTTATTTATGAGAAAAATATCTGTAGAAATTGCGAAAGCGTTTATTAATAACAAAAATAAAAGTATAGGTAATTCCAGAGTTTGCCCTGTATCTGAATGGGTGAGTAATGGAGAAATGGGAATCTATCTGCATGACAATAAAATTGCATGGTGGGAGAAAAATCATCCGGACTTTAATTTAAGTAAAAATATTCACTTATGTTTTTCAATGTGTGGGTGGGATACAGTTACAACGAGAGAGAGATTGAACACTTTATTTTATGAACTGTTTAAAAGTGATGCTGTTTACTTGAAACAATCTAAAGGTAATCAATATCTTTACATCAACACCACTTGCATGGAGATAGACCCAAGCAAGGTTTATACATTGAGAGAAGTAAACAATGATCTATTTTTAGATGAGCCAATTGCCAAGCTTACCGCGATTACTTCATGGTAATAGCAATTTAACCTACTGACGAGCCTTTGAAATACAGGCGAAACTAGACCCTAATTATTTAGGGTTTAGTCTAGGTAATTATTAAATACTAGGAGGTATTTATTATGGATAAATTCTTTAAAAAGAAGGGAGTTTATATCGAGGGTTTAAAGAGTGGCGATCACTATATTTTATTTAGACCTAATATCACTGGTTCTTATAAATGGAGACTGTTGACCTTAGTTGTTTTATCTAATGGAAAGGGAGTTGCCCATTTTATAAATGATTTTAAATACAAGAATGATGCTTATCATTTTATTAATGTACTTGAATCTAATGTTCCTAATTTAACTTGGGAAGATGCTTATAAAAAAGCAGTGCCATTAGCGAATCAATAAACCTACTGAAGAGCGAGTGAGATTCTTGCGAAACTAGATTGAGGAGACTTGATCTAGTCTAGGTGGATTCACTGGAAAATATTTATTATTGACTGGTGAATCTTTTTTACTAACTTTGTTTCATGGAGGGAATTATTATGAAACCAAGTCAAGCATTGCAGATTATGAAATCTGTTTTAGGTGGTGGAAACACGCCTTTTCTACTAGGTGGAACTGGTGTTGGTAAATCTGCTGTAGTTAGGCAATTGGCTACTGAGTTAGCTGATGATAGAGAGATAGTCGTTGATAACATTAATCCTAAGTCAAAAGAGTTTGGATTTATTGATTTTAGACTTTCGTTGTATGAATCAGTTGATCTTGGTGGACTTCCTTATATAGATGATGAGGGAGGACAAAAGAGAGCCTTCCTAGGCAATCTTCCTAAGAGTGGTGAGGGTATCTTATTTTTTGATGAGTATGCCCAAGCACATCCAAGCGTTCAAGCAGTAGTGGGTCAATTGATCTATGAAAAGCGTTTAGGTGAATATGTTTTGCCTAAAGGGTGGAAAATGGTATGTGCTGGAAACAGGGCGAGTGATCGTGCTGGTTCTAACAAACTTCCTAGTCATGTTATTGGAAGATGCTCATTGATTAATTTTGAGCATGATTTTCAAGATTGGGATAAGTGGGCAATTGAGAATGACGTTGATAGTAGGGTAGTAGGTTATCTGAACTTTCAACCTCAATTTCTTAATGACTTTGATGCCAAGATCACTACTCCTCAACCAAGTCCTAGGGCATGGTCGAGATTGAGTGATACATTGAAAACCAATCCACCTAAAGAACTCATCCAAAAAATAGCTGAATGTGATGTTGGCGAGATTCAAGCAATTGAATTTACTAACTTCATTTCACTAATGGATGATGTTCCAAATCTAAGCGACATAGTAAGTGGTAAAGACGTGGAAGTCGTTGACAAAGTAGGACTTTGTTTTGCCACTGCTGTTGCCTTAGTGGATGTAATCAAGAGTGCAAAAGAATCTCTAGTTGTAGATTATTTTGAAAATGCTCTTGCCTATGTTCAGAAATTCGCTACTCCAGAGTTTAGTTTGTTTTTTGTAAGACAATCTATTACTAGGAGAAGTGAATTGATTGATACTTCAGTCTATGCAAAATTTAAAGTTGAGCATCAAGATTTAGAGTATTAAAACCTACTGAAGAGCCTATGAAATTTAGGCGAAACTGGAGAGTAAAGATACGCTGAATTGCAATTAAGCATTTTAGTTTTCTTGTTGGTTATGTATTGATTTAAAAGTTAAGGTGGGAAGTGGCTACCTTTAATGACAACCAGTGATACAGGGCAAAATAAATATTAAATGCCCTAACAGGATAAAACAATATGTTAAATAAAAGGAACTGACTTTTAAATTTTACGCTAACTACTCTCTAGTCTAGGTGTTTCCTAATGATAGGAAATATTATTAACCAGTATATATTTTTCTAGGAGGTTTTATGAAAAATGAAAATACTAATACGTTAAGTGAAAATGCTACTTTGGTAAGACTTACTACTAAGTTTTGGAGTGGCATTAAAACTGATAAATCACTTCGTGATAGCCTAGCTGACATTACTAATACTAGTGATCAATCTATGTTGCACGTTGCCAAGCATTTAGTTGGATTCAATGCTAATAAATACTTTAGACGAATCATTAACAAAGTGCGAAATGATAGGTACTATCCACTGACTTTGCCTTGGGATGATAATTCCTCGGATGATGATAACAAGGTCGTTAGTGGGTGGAGATTATGCCCAAATAGTCAATTAGACAATTTGCAGAAGGCAGTAGATCAAGCAAGGCAAGACTTCTTTAAAGAGGTTGATGAGTTTTGTAAGAACTACCCCAAGATGATTGATGATGCTAAAGGCGTTTTAGGTCATGCTTTCAATATGGGTGATTATCCTCCAGTGGATGATATTAAAGATAAATTCAAATTTGATTTTGAGATTTCTTTAATACCTAGCTATAGCAACGATATCAGATTAAACGTATCTGCTGACTTGCGAAAACGTATCGAACAGGATGCTGAAAAGAGACTTAGCAAAAATGTTAAGACAATCTTTCAGACCACTGTTGATGCTCTAGTAGAACAAGTTGAGCATATATCAGAGAAGCTTAAATCTTATGACCCTACTAATAAACAGGGTGGATTTTTTAAAGATTCTAGTTTCGACAAATTGCGAAAAGCAGTTGAAGTTATACCTAACGTCAATCAAGACATATTAGGCAATGACTCTGATATAGCTAATGCTCATCAAAGTCTAGTAGCTGTTTTGTCTACCATTAACAGTATTGATTCTCTTCGAGATGAGACTGATATTGGAGATGCAAAACGTAAAAAAGTTGCTGATGATCTAGATAAAGCCATTGACCCATTGAAAGGTGGATTAATGAAAAAACTAGGTGGTAAAGATGACTGATAGAGTTTTACAAGCAAGAGCAAGATTAATGAAACATGATGTAGGAATTGCATCAATGCTACTTAATCTTGAATTAGTAGAAACTGATAAATGCGACACTATGGCTACCAATGGAAAAGAGATACTCTGGAATCCCAAGTTTGTTAAAGAGATAACAGATAAAGAAATAGAGTGTGTCCTTATCCATGAATCTATGCACGTTGTATGGGAACATCCACTTAGACGAGGTAAACGTAATCACGAACTATGGAATGTAGCTACTGATTATGTAATCAATGCTTATATCAAAATTGATCTAGGCATGGATTTACCTCAAGGTGGATTATTTAATTCTAAGTATCGTAAATGGACTGCTGAACAAGTCTATCGAGAACTTGATACTAATGATGATGCTTTGCAACAAGCAATAAATGAGTGCAATAGTGCAAATGGCAATTCTGATGATTCAGATAGCAATTCACAATCATCAAGTGATGATAAGTATTCAGACATACCTAAACTTATAGGTGAGGTATGGGATGCAGTGAATGAAGAGGGTAAACCTCTGAATGAATCTGAAAAGGAAGAAATGTCTAATGCTATCAGATCGCAAGTGTTTTTCGCTGATAAGATCGCCAGTCTGAGTGGAACTTCCTCAATGACTGGAAGAGTTGATGCTGTTAAGGGTGGAACTCTTAACTGGAAAGACTTGTTATCTGATTTACTAACTTCAATGACCCTAAAAGATCAATCATGGTCAAGACTGAATAAACGTCATGCTTGGAGGGGTATTAATTTACCTAGCAAGATACGTTCTAATGAGGGTGGGGAAATTGCAGTTGCTATTGATACCAGTGGTTCAGTTTCACAATTTGAACTCAACATTTTTTCTGAGGAATTACAGGCAATATGTGAATCTTGCAATATTGATAAAGTAAGAGTTTGCTATTGCGACACTACTGTAAGAAAAAATAGCGAGGGTGAATGGTGGGATATATTTGATCTCTCAATGGGTGAAAATATTGAACTGGAGGTAAGAGGTGGAGGAGGAACAGATTTTGACCCTCCTTTTAATCTCTTTAATGACCATTCAGATGATGTTGATGATGTATGTGCCTTTATTTATTTCACTGATGCTTATGGCGAAGTGGATGCAAAAGTAGAGCCAAGCGTTCCTGTAATTTGGGCGATAACTCATAATGGTTATGAGTATGACCCTAAATTTCCTTTTGGAGAGAACGTATACGTCAATGTTTCTGAGTTTCACTAACGTCTGATTCGATTTAAGGGTAGGGTAATCTAGCCTATGCTAGACCCTTACCCTTATCGTCTTAATGCAATAGAGAGGATTCTGAGAGGTCGAAATCTGAGTTTTTGTCTGAAAAATGGGTGTTTTTCACTGATGAGCCTAAAAATAGGCGAAACAGAAACTTAAATAAATTCATAAAAAATAGGAGGTTTTATGGAAGAGAATAAAAAAATTGTTGCTACACAAATTTTAGTAGAGTGGAGTGATAGTCCAGCATTAGTAGTCTTACTTGCTAATATGCCTAGTCAATTACAAGCAGACTTTGATAAATGGCTATCAGAAATTGAAAATGATTGTCGATCTTGAGAGTTGTTCCCAGTTATGCGACATAAAATAAAATAACTGAAATTGCATGAGTCTGTTAGTTTGGCTCTTGAAAACAAAAACTAGACTTGCCAGTTGCTAGAGTGCGAGTGCCAAGCAAAATAAATAATAAATGCTAACGATAAATAACAGGCAATTAATTTGAATAGCAGTAAGTCTGACAAACTTACACGAAAAATTGTCATGGGCGATAGCTACTTTAATTAGTAGTTATCGCCTTTTTTTTTGGCAAAAATTTTCCCTCACGCATCTAATAATACAGCAGTCGGCTATACCTGATTATATAAATATTTACTGGTATATATTGATTGTTGGTAGTTGGGTGATAGTAGTTGCTAACGTGCTTCAGGTAGCTCAAAATAAATATTTACTGGTAAAAATATGGATGTAAACAACCTGTGGATAAGTTGTTAATAAATTGTGGATAACTATTGCGTTTTGCAATCTTTTGACCTATATTAAAAACAAGTATGTTTGATTAACATAGTAATTAAAACCTCCTACTGTGTTAATAAGTTAGTAATAACCTAACACCTAAAGGGAAGATGTAAAAATCTTCCCTTTTTTTTTGCCACTTGCGACCAAATTAAAAATGTCATGTTATCTTGTAAGTAAGACAAAAAAATAGAGAGGTTTTATATGAAAATTTATTTTGTTTCAGATGAGAATGAGATAACACACTGTGCTTTGTTTAGAAATAAGAAAGATGCTCAGAGATATATTAAGGAACAAGAAACTGATGAAGAGTCAAGCCTTGAATTAAATGTAATTGAATTTGAGCCAAATAAAAATGGAATTATGAGTGCTATGAGAAGTGTGCTTTCACATTCAAATAATGATATTCAAGATTGGGATTAGTGTAAAACTTACCATCCCATGTATCCTGATTTAAAAATATTTTTTAAACACCGAAGCAATCATATACGTTTGTTCCAATATATTTGTGTTTTTTGTCCTTCTAGAAAAACCTGAGACTAGTAAATATTTGTTTTGTTCGCAATACCTGATCCACAACATCTTGTGTTTTCCGTTCAAAAAAACCACTATATATTGTGTTCTATGTGGAACATTTACTTTCATTTTGATAGCACTTCGCTTACAATAATTGAATGTTTGCTGTTATTAGACATACCTTTGAACTAGATGTGGAAGATAAATATAACTCTGTAGGAGAGTGGAAACATCTAGTATGGTTGTTTGAAACAGAATTAGATGCAATGTCTTTTGCTATTACTTTATTAGATCATCCTCTGTTAGTTGCCAACAAAGAATACCTTGCTCATGCAATAGAAACTTTACGAGAAGGTAAGTTTTGGCAAGTTGGTAGAGAGAGTGTTGCTGTGGGTAAAGTAGAGGGGTTGATTAATGTAAGTTACGAGGATTTAGAAAATGACACACAAAAGTTTATTCATTAGATGTTCAGAAGAAACATATAAACTTGCTCATGCTTTAGCAAAAAAAGAAAATAGATCATTAAACAAACAAATGATTCACATGATACATTCGTTAGCTGATGAAAAAAATGTAACAGTTGATGACCATGTTGTTAAAGAAGAAGTGATAGTCCACACTTCACCTGTTGAGCCTAAATGGGGTTTGACAGGGCTTGTTGAAACAAAGAAACAGGATTTTGATGACCAATAAACCAATAGGTCATAAGGCTTTCAGCTAAAGCATTAACTAATTTAATATCTCTTTTACTCAATTTCTTTGGGTTATCTACAAAGATTTTCCACAATCTTGATTCATTTTTTACACCCAAATCTTTCCTCAAATGTTTTTGTACACCAACGAGTATGATTGCTTTCGGAGGCGAGTTTAGATATTGACCAGTAAATATTTTATTTGCGTCTGGGAAGCAGGATGGAAAACAACCACTCCTTGATATCACCGAAAGATACTTATTTAGTATGTTATGTTGTTGTTCGTTGATATGACTGTCGATATACAGTCTGTCGATTATGTGTTGATCGTAGACTATGGCTCTGCCTTGCCTACTTTTTTCGATTGGAACTATGCCTACTTTATTACGTTTATGTAAGTAGGCATTGCCTATTTCATTTAACTGTAGATTAGAAATCCCAGTCGTAGTTGTCTGCAATAACTTCTGCTTGTTCATACTGATTATTAACAGGATTGAAAGTTAATTTTACACTGCCTAAACTACCATTCCAACCCCAACGACACTTCCAACAATGAATCTCTACTCCCTCATCACCTCGATAGACTGTCATTCCCATGTCTGCTTTACTAAACCATGCCATAGATTTAGCTATATCAACACCAGTGCAGACATTCTTTTTTCCATCTCTTACAAATGGTTTTGTTGGATGTGCTACAAAGAATACCAATACATCATGTTGCTTGGCGAAAAGCTGTACCTTGGTGAGCATTTCACTGACCATATCTGTTTCTAGACCAGTGTGCTTATCGTTATGGATGAAGTTGTAAGGGTCTATGACCAAACATCTAATGCCATAACGCATAACTGCTGACTGACCTTTCTCTAAAATTGCTTCAATTGTAGGCAATTCTCCTCCAAGATAGTCTTGAAACAGTATATGATCTCTAATCCATGATTCAGCAAAGTCTTTCTCTTCTTGATTCATTCTTGGATTCTGACCCTCGAAGAATGGTTTGCCAGTTAGTACCTGTGCAAGTTGTACAGCGTGGAGACTTGGTGGCTTTTCAAAAGAGCAGTAACAGGTTTTCCAACCAGACGTTCTGCCAACATTGATTATTAACTGGTCAATAAATGCTGACTTGCCATCCCCAGGGTAGCCAGTTACAACAAATAAATTTCCTGTAGCCAGAGTAAATAGCTCATCTACTGTTGGAAACCCAGTTGTAACACCTGTTGGTTTGCCTTGCTCATAAAGGTTTTGTAACTCTTCTTGATAGTGGTCAATGCTATTGAGTCCATGTAAAGGTATTGGTTTTGCATTGAGAACTTGCTTTCTTAATACATCTGAACCCTCGACCATTAAGACATCATTGCTGTCTTTGTGTCCTTTGTAATCAATACGATAACATCTAGCTATGTTTAATCTTCTAGCCAATTCATGTGCCAGTACATCACCTGCCGAATCATTGTCTGTTGCAAGTATTATCCTTTTTGTTTTCTCAAACTTGGCTCTATCCTCCCATATGTATTTGAATTTGTTATCTTCACTTGGGTCAATCTTGTTATCGTTTATTTTGTTTGGTGCACCATTGGGAACTGAGTAAACTTCTATGTTGGCATAGTCTTTGAAAGCTGTTTTGATAGCAAGACAATCCATTTCTCCCTCTGTAATGACTATCGTATCTTCAATGTCTTTTAATGCTTTGTTCTTTGGATTCAAACCCCACAATCTGTTCTCACTGCCCTCCCACCAAAACATCTTGTCGCCATTTGCACTGCGATACTTCATAGCAATGACGTTGCCATCCTCGTCAAGATAGGAAAAACCTATAACTGGTTTATATTTCTTTTGAGCTGGGATGCAACCAGATGTGATTGCAGTTTGCAAACATATACCTCTTTCTGCCAACCACTTAGCTGATTCTCCCTCTGTTTCTTTCTTTGGCTTGACAACTTTTACATTCTTGACTGGTTCTTTTACAACCTCCATTTTAAAACTCCTTTTTTTTGATATAACTCCGTTACTGCCACAGTGATGACAATTGAAAACAACCCTCTCTGAATCTATATTTACAGATAAAGGTTTGTCTCTTTTGTTTTTTGATCTAGTGCCTTGACAATCTGGGCAACTAATTTTGTGTTGTCCTATTGGCAAATCACTTATTGAATTTTCTACTTTTTGATTGACATACATATTTAACCTCCTTACTATGTATATAATTAACTACTTTAGTAGTTACCTAATAATAAAAAAAATTAGTAAGTACATATATATAGTATGTACATACTAATAATTATCTAAGTGCATAAAACTCTTATCTATCATTCTCGCTATATCATTAGCAATTTTCTTTTTAGATATAATTGGATATTCAACTAATTCCCTAATGGCTTTACGCATTATTTCCATATCAATATCTAGCCTTTCACATAACTCTTTAAAATCTTTTGAATAAAAGTAGTCCTCTGCATTAGTGGATAAATCTACATCTTTAGAAGCTAAATCTCTGACTGCTTGTTTAAGTACCAAGCTATCTAATTTTTTTTCTTTGTTTGTGGATTCATTCATATTTATCTATACTAAATAATCTTATTGACAAATGCAACACATCATCTTAACATTATCATATAAACATTTATTGAGAGAGGAAGGTTTATGGCATTTATCAATGTTGAAGTAGATAAAAATCTTTGGGATATTTTAGATGAAATACACAAAGATACTGGTATCAACAAGGCAAAACAACTCAAGTATTTAATTTCTTTTCGCAATGATGATGAAGCTGTTACTAAGGCTTTTTTATACAATGTTTGTGCATCAGAAATGTTAGAAGAAGCTAAGTCTGTAAATGCTAAAGCTAAAAAATTAATTAATAAAGTAAAAAATGGAGATGTTTAATGGAGTTTGAAATAAAAAGTGGAGTGCCCATTCCTAAGAATAGAGGTAAACCAAGAAAATATGATCTACCACTAGACGATTTAAAGAAAGGTGAAATGGTGCTTGTGCCTATGGCAACAGATAAAATTAAAACTGAGATCAAAACCATTAGGAATTTTGTTCTTAGATATAAGAAAAAGAATGAAGGTAAAAATTTTACTGTAGCACAAAGACCAAATGGAGTAGGTATATGGCGAACCAAGTAACAATTAAAGCTGTTATCACTAGAAATGATATTGACTTTGGCACGTTGAAATTTGATGACTGTATAAAACTTGTTGCTGAAAGCATGAAAGAAAGAAAAGTTTGGTTTGAAACAACCAATAAAAAAATAACAGTATTGCACAGAAATAATAAAGGAGAATGATAGAACTGTTATTCATACCTTTATTTATTTTAGTGTGGGCAATAACTTTTTGGATATATATTAAAAAATGAAATACACAAACAAACACAATGTACCAGTAGAGATCATCAGAGCATTAAAGAACGATCAATACACCAAAGGGGAATCAGTTATATCTGTTACTGGTTTATTGCAACCTCCTAGAATTAGATTGTTAAACGATCAGCATCAAGAACAAATCACTGTAGATTATTCAGATGAGGTATGGAAACTTTTAGGTCAAGGCATCCATGCTGTATTAGAAAGAGCCAACGAAAACCATGACGATACTGTTACTGAGCAAAGATACTTTGCAGATGTAAATGGGTGGACTATCAGTGGTCAAACAGATAGCTTGGCAAAAGATGAAAACACTTTAAAAGATTATAAGGTAACTTCTGTATGGACTATTATGTCTGCAATGAAAGGTGGCAAATCAGATTGGGAACAACAACTGAATTGTTATGCTTGGTTACACAAACACAACACAGGAGAAACTATTGACCAGTTAAATATTATTGCTGTAGCTAGAGACTGGAACAAGCGTGAACGTCAAAGACGTGGTGGTGATTATCCAGTTAGTGCAATCACTGTTGTTGAAATACCAGTTTGGTCTTACGAAGAACAAACAAAGTTTATAGAAGAAAGAGTTTCACTACATCAAGATTCAGAGTTAAGTGCTTTGTTGAATGATGAACTTCCCTTGTGTTCTGACGAGGAAAGGTGGAAGAAAGAAGATACTTACAGGGTTATGAAGAAAGGTAGAAAAACTGCTGTTAGGGTTTTACCTAGTCTTGATGATGCTGAAAAGTATATAAAGGATGGCGAACTTACAGGCGTGTCAATAGAACATTCTAAGGGAGAATGTATGCGTTGCACAGGTAATTACTGTAATGTCGCTGAGTTTTGTAATCAATACCAAGAGGAGGTAAACAATGGCTAAAGAACTTAGTTATAAAGATGTGTGGGATACGCTATCAAAAGTTGATTGTAGCGATCACATAGAAAAGAAGATGAACTTGTCTTATTTATCATGGGCATGGGCGTGGGGTATTCTCATGGAGAACTATCCAGATGCACAAGTAAGGTTCTATGAACAAAAAGATAATAGTATTCCCTATGTGCAGATGCCAGATGGTACAGCAGAAGTAAGATGCCAAGTTAAGATAGGAACTCTTACAAGAGATATGTGGCTACCAGTCATGGATAATAGAAACAATGCTATTCAGAATCCTAATTCAAGACAAGTTAGCGATACTAAAATGCGTTGTCTTGTTAAGTGTTTGGCTATGTTTGGTCTAGGGCATTACATCTATGGTGGTGAAGATTTACCAACCAGTGATGACAAAGAATCTAAACCAGTTAAAAAAGCTAAAGAAGAACCAAAGGCAGAGCCTAAAGAAGAACCTAAAAATGTTGATGATGATAAATCAGAAGCATGGGCAGTGGCTAAAGTTAATGGGATTCTTACCATAGCTAAAGGTTTAGATGATAAGGATTCTATAAGGTCTATGTACAAGGCAAACATGGAAGATATAGCTTATATCAAAGAACACTATAGGGAACAGCATGATTCTTTCCAAGAGAAGATTGCTGAATTTGTTAAACAGCTTGATAAAAAGGAGGAAAGCTAAATGGACAAAGTGCAATGTGATGGTGCAATTTTCACCAATGACTTTAAGGATAACGAGAAACAACCAGACTGGACTGGTACTATCGAGTTACCCAAAGAACTCTTAAAAGAGTTAGTAGAAAAGGTAAAGTCTGGTACTACACCAGAGTTAAGAGTTGCCTTATGGGATAGGACTTCCAAGAATGGTAAGGACTATAAGTATGCAAGAATGGACATTCCTATGCCTAAGAAACAGGAACAACCAAAAGCAGAGCCTACATTCTCTGACGAAGATATACCTTTCTAGTATGCTTGGAACTAAAGAAGATGTAATGGAGTTGGAAAATAATATAGACGAGTATATATTTTTCCAATTCCTGTCGGCTTACCAAGAGTTGCTGACTGAACTAAGAAGTAAGTATGGCAAAGAAGCACATGATGTTTTGATGCAATACTTAGAATTTAAACACAGCGAAGCTGTTCAAAAAATAATTGAAGATAGGGGGATTCTCAATGGCATATCCAGATAAAAAAGCACTTGTGGAAAAAAGAAAAGCAGAATTGCAAGAAGAAGAAAAAGAAGAGAAGTTAGCATTTCATTATTATCAAAGCACTTTGAATGATAAGAAAGAACTAAAAACTATGGAATGGAATAAATTTCAATCTAAAAGAGAAGAAGTTATTGAAGCTACAAAAAAACTTACTGAAAAGCAAAGAACTGAACTCCAAGAGAGAGGTTATGATGTTTGATCTTTTTATAAATTTTTTATTAATTTTGGCATTTTTGTATGTTGGCTCTCTTATATTTTTTTATTTTATGAAAAAGTTTAAACCAAAAGTCTTTGACGATATTATTAATTGTAAGTGGGATAGAGATTAATGGATGAGCAACAACAAGAAAACTGGATGCAAGAAATTAGAAATCTTGCACCAGTTATAGAGAAAGCTGAGTATGAGTTGTTTAAATCTGAGGCAGATGTAAAAAAGATATTTGCTGTATTAAAGACTAAAGCAATGTCTATGGGTCATAAAACTAATATTGCACAAGAGACTTACGCTGAGAATCAAGATGAATTGTATCAAGCTAGATTAAAGGTAGGAGTTGCTAAAGGATTTTTATCTTCTTGTAAGGTGCAGTTGAAAGCATTAGAGATTGGTTTTGAAGAGTGGAGAACTAAGATGGTAAACGCTAGAGAAGAACGCAAGAGGTATGGTGCATGAACGAACAATTTGAAAAAGAATTAGAAAAACTTTTAAAAAAATATTATGGAAATAATTGGGATTTTGTTTGGGAGTTTATAGGCGATACTTTAGAAACTAAATTATGGTTAGGAAAAGAGAAAAATGAACCAAAAAGCTAGAGACTTCTTTGCATGGCTTAATGCTTGTCCTTTCAAAGTATGGAAGATTCAGTATGATTCTTTTGGTAAAACTACTGTAAGTTTTATATGGGATGAAGATGTCGAAAGGAAGTAAACGTAGACCAGAAAAGGGAACACAATACCAAGATAATTGGGAAAGGATATTTGGAAACAAAGATGGCTCTAAAAGGAAGAAATCCAAACAAAAATGAAAAGCAACACATGGACAAAGTTGTTCAGCTTGGATGCATAGTGTGTCGCAACAAAGGATTTTTAAATACACCTGCTGAGATTCACCACATAGAGGGTAAGACAAAAGATGATGCACATTTATTGGTTTTGCCCTTATGCTTTCAACATCATAGACAAGGTGGTATGGAAGAGCCTTTTATCAGTAGGCATCCTTATAAAAGTAGATTTGTTAAGGCTTATGGAACTGAGCAAGAGTTATTAGATCAAGTAAATAAATTATTAAAGGAGTGTGGATGAATATCATTAAGTCAATTATTGTGGATGGGGATGATGGAGAACATAAGATTAATACTCCTGTGGTTAAATCAAGAACTTTTGCTACAGCAGAAAAGAAGTTTAAAGGGCAAGAGATAATTGGAATGGCTAAACTAAGCGAAAACGAGATCATGGTTTTTGTTTACGAAGAATGAAAACATCAAGTGCCAAAGCGAAAGGTCGCAAATTACAGCAGTGGTTTGCTAAATTATTAATAGATAAGTTGGGTTTTGATGAAGAGGACTTGGAATCAAGACCTATGGGAAGTCAAGGTGAGGATATCATTCTTGGCAAACAATCAAGGGAGAAGTTTCCCTATTCCATAGAATGTAAGAATCAAGAAGCAGTTAATGTTTGGAAAGCGTATGCACAAGCAGAAGAGAACTGCAAAGGCTATGAACCACTTGTAGTCATTAAAAGAAACAGAAGTAAACCATTGGTGCTTGTAGATGCAGAACACTTTGTATCTTTATTTAAAGAGGGTGAAGAAGAGAAACCTAGGTTTGCACCTTGGATTGAGGTTTTACTGGATGAAAAAAAGTAACGCAGCCTGGGGGCTGCTAAATAAAATATTTACCAGTCAATGTTTGAACGGCAGCCTGGATCGGGATTCAATAAATATTTACTGGTCTATGATCCTTCGGGAAACACAAAGTTGGAGGCGATAGATGATTGAAGAATTAGAAAAACAATTAGAAGAGAGAAAGCAGAAGTGGTGGGCGTGGCATAAAGCCAATCCTAAAGTGTGGGAAAAGTTTGAAGAGTATACGTTTGATGCCATTAACAGTGGTAGAAAGCACTACTCACACTGGGCGATTATTAATCGTATTAGGTGGAACAAGGAGATTGAAACCAAAGGTGGGGAATTTAAGATCAGCAATGATTACATTTGTTTCTACGCTAGGTTATTTCATGCTAGGCATACACAATACGCTGACTTCTTTCATCTAAAACCCTTGAAAGAAGAAAAAGAAATAGAGTATTACAAGTCAAAAGGCTATAACAAAGTAACTAGACTGTTTGGTTAAACACCTCTAATCACTGGGATATTTGCTCTATCCCTTAATTCTGGCACTATTGCTAGTCGTCTGTCTCTTTCTAATTCCATTTGTTTCAGCAATTCACCTCTCGCTGTTGGAGAAATATCTGTTCTTCTGAGAAGTCTATCTCTGCGTTTTCTCCAGTTATCCATGTATCTTTCTATACTTCTGACTTGCCCTTTAATATTCAAGACACCTTGCATATTGGAACGATAAGCTGAATATTCATCAAACCTTTCATCTTTTCTAAGTTTGTTCATAGTTTGAACTGCTGTATCTACTTCACTTCTTAATTCATAGAACTGTTGCTGTAGTCCTCCTCCAGACCTGTCTATGTCTTGAAGCAATCTTCTAAGCACTGGTATAGAATTAAGATTAGGTGGTATCAGAGGCGTTCCTGTAACACTTCTAGCAGTAACATCTGCCACATCCAATACATAACCCCCAAGCGTTCCTGTATAACCTCTAAATAGATGCTCTAGCTTTGCTGGTGATACGTTAAATGTTTCACCTACAACCCTTAGTAATTCGTTGGTGCTACGCCTAGATTGTAGTCCTGCCTCTAATTTTTGTTGATAGTAGGGAACAATCTCTGTGTTAGTAAAGGTATTTCTGTTCTGATATACCTCTGCTATTGGTTTTAATAATTGGAAACCTAAACCGCCATCAAAGAAAGGTACTTTGGCTGATGTTCCTAATTGTCTTTTAACTGATGTTAAAGGCTCTGGCTCTATTTCTCTGCCCATAAACTCATCTATAAACCTTTCTGGAAATGTTTTAAAGATCATTCCAACCTCAAATGGTATAGGAATCTTGAGAGCAGGTATGCCATCCACTAATGGAATAATCCAGTTGTCATCACGAATCTCACGTCTAAGACCTTGATACTCTTCATCATCACTAACCATCATGTAATACATGGCTGTTAGAGCCATCAAGAATCCACCTCTTGTAATTGCTGTTTTTAATATTCTTTTTCTAACATCTTCTCTGGTTTCTCCTTCCTGGAGTTTTTCAACAGCAGAATATTTACCAGTAAATGATCTAAACAAGACATCAAGACCTTGAATCCTTGCATTTAAAAATGGAATCGCAGCCGTAATTGTTCTAAACATTGGTGATAGTCCACGTCTACCAAAGTTAATTATCTCAAGTGCTTGATAGGCTGCTTCTGATTGTGCTTGTGCCTCTGTATATCCTCGTTTTATAAGGTCTTTATAGACTGAATCATATACAGCTTTTCTTGTTGCACCATCAGATTTAGTTGTTAATGCACCTAATCCATCCCAAAGTTTAAAGAACATATCTTGTGCACTGGCTGAGTTGTCAGGCATTAAACCCTCTTGTCTCATACTTCTATCAATAAATTGTTTGACAGTACCCTCATCATTTTGGAAATCATATCCACCAAGAACACCAAACTTCTCTAAGTTTTCCATGTCCTCAAACATATTCTTAAATGAATCTATAACAGGTCTGAATCCATCTGCACCAATGGGTGCACCAGATGTTACAGCAGATGACAGGGTATCTCTAAGTATATTAACTACAACAAATCCTGGGTCTCTTGTAACTGTATCTCTTAATATAGAGGCTGGCATTGCAAGTATCTTAGTAATAAAGTCAGTGTTCATACCACCTACAGACTGTAAGCCATAGAATAGTTCTGGGTCTTCTACACTATAGAAAGTTTTTTGACCATTTTCAAAAACAAATATTCTATTTTGTGATGCTCTTTTAATTTCGTCAGGTGATTCTAGTCTTTTTGCACTACCAATAGCTTGTAAATCTCTAAGTAATTTTGATGTGCCATCATTCTTTAAAGCTGCTGTTAATATAGATAAAGAGTTTCTAGCTATAGCTTCTATAGGATCAACGTCTAATGGATTCTCTGATCCAGTAATTTGTATGCTTAATGGATTGTTAGGTAGTGATCCTGCTGCAATACGAGGACCTAAAATATTTTCTTCATCCACCATCTTCCTGTAGAAAGGATAATACGCTGAGTGTTCTCTCCATAATTTTGCTTGTTGTGGATCAAGCAATCCTTTATTTTCTGCAAAGGTTATTAACTGGTTATTCCAGTTTTGATAATTATTGTAAACCTCTACAACACTAGGATAATTTTGCTCAATATTTCGTATATTTTCTTGTGCTTTTTCTCTTGTTAATGGTGATTCAACAAGTTGTCCGTTCTTATCAAAATTTTCTGTTCGTTTTGATGTTGCATATAACTTAAATAAAAACTCTCTGTTTACAGTAGGGTCTGCATACAGTGGTGATATTATTTGCATAAGACCACCAGTTCCAGTATCACCCTCAATATAAGGATTGTAGACTGTGCTTAACTCAAGATCATTAACATTAGCTAGAGCATCCTCACCTTTTACAGAATCACTAACAAAACCTCTTGTAAGCATTCCTTGAAATAATCCTCTGGCTCTATCTGCCATGCGTAATGCAGCCATAGTTGCTGTATCTGCTGTATTATTATTAGCTCTTACTTCGTCATTATCTTCTATGGCTTGAGTAATTTTTTTATCTATTAAATCTAACTTATCAATAAGTTGAGTTCTTACAAATTTAAATGAATTTTTAATATTACTAATAGGATCAGAAGTAAAGTCAATCATTCTTGCACCAAATGATTTTCTTGGTTCTGTGTAACCAATTTTATCTACTTGGTCTTGATACTCTTCTGGGATAGCACCAACAGAGAATGTAGGTATATCATCTGGTGGGGTAGATGTATTGCTAGTATCGTTAAAATCTAGAAATGCTTTAAATGCTACGTCAGAAGCGTTTGGATTAACAGGTGGTATTTCACCATTAGGTGTAGATTTAACGATCTCTTCGACTCTCTCAGTAGCTTCTACGAGCTTTTTATTCTCTGATGTATTACTTTCTTTAGCAAAACGTTTGCCACGTCTAAAAGTATCTTTAAATTCTAATTCACCACTGGTAGGTTTATAAATATATGTGGGTGTTATGCCATCAAGATTTGCAATAACCTCAGATTCCTCTTCCATGTTAAGCAAACCATCTTCAATTTCTGATGTAAGACTATCTATTTCACTATTGTAACTTAATAAATCATCTTCATATTCTATTTCTCCATCTTCAATCTGCTCTTCAGTCATTCCATCTTGAACATAGTCATTGTAATCAGGCTCAATAGTTCCACCACCTTCACTATTCATTCGATCAGCTACTTCTTTTAAATCATTTTTAATAATAGATGGAATAATAGGCATATGTAATATGACTCTATCTAAAGGTATTTCATATCTTAAAACATTAATAGGTCTTTCAAATTTTCTTATTAATTCAATACCTTCATTTCTTAATTTAGTTATAACTGCATCTTTATCCATTCTGTCAAACATATCTAAAGACTGTGTAGTTAAAACTTTATAATCAGATTCTGATATTTTATTATCTTTGTATAACCTATTTATTAATTTAGTATTAATAACATTTTGAACTGCTATATCTTTTCCAATAGTTTGAGCATATTTACTATCTAAAGTTGTGCTTGCAAATGGATCATCTGGTAATTGTCCATTATTTATAATCTCTTCATTTTCAGAAAGATTTAAACTTCTATAAACAACTAAGTTTCCATTTTTATTAAGAAGTTTGCGTAAATTTTTTAAAGATAATTCTCGTAACTTTGGATATTTATTAACTAAATCCAAAGGTATAGTTTTTAATTTTTTGTTATACGCAATTCTAGATCGTCTTGCAAATTCAGCTATATTGCTAACTTCATCTGCATCCATATTTATTTGATCTACCCTTCTTATTGGCTCAACTTTTAATTGTGCTCTGCTAAATGTAGGTACATCACCATCATAAGATTCAAATCTTTTAGATATATCTGCTTCTTGTGTACGAGGTATGTAATCAAAGTCTACAAGTAATTGTCTATGTGTTGGATTCTTGTATGTTTTTTTAGATAACTTATCACCAGTAGGTGCAAAGAAAGTTTCTACTCTATCTGGGTATAAAACATAAGATTCATTGAGAGCAGGATCATTTCTTCTATATGCTGCATCTATCTCACCTTCTGTTCTAGGTGCACCTGGTCTTTCATTTAAGTTTTCATAGTTATGATATTTTAACCAACGTTCTAAAGTTCTATCATTTAATCTATAACTAAGTGGCTCATTAAGAGGTGATCCAATATCTTGTGCTCTACTAAATAAAGGTACATCTGTTTCATTAAAATATACTCTATCAATAAATTCTTTTGCTTCTTTTAATGAATTTGCAGAATCTTCATTTATATAAGAATAAACATCTTTTCCTTCTGGAATTTTACCAAAACCCCAAACTTTATAAGGAGCACCTGCTCTTTGTTGTAAATCTTCAATTGCAAAACCTCTATATTCATAAAGACCTGATTCTATTTTTTTAAGTTTATTTGTTGTTCTACTAAATAAAGGTGGTTGTTCTGGAGGCAACTCTGCACGTTGTCGTATTAAATCTTCTTGTCTAGCTTTTAAGTTACCAATCCTACGCATATCTTGGTTATATGCATCATTGCTAAGATATTGCCTATCAGCTTCTGCTCTACGTTCTAGGTTATATATTTGTGTGCCTAGTTTATTTATTTCATCATCTAAAGATTGCCGATCTGATGTTGTTATAATTACATCTTTTTGCCCTGATAAAACATCACTTGGTTCTATTGCAGCAATATCCACTAATGTAGAAGCATTTTCTAAAAATCCTGACAAAGCAGTATTAGCTTTTACAGGCAGTCCTATAAATTCTCTAATAGAATCTACAAACTTAGACCATGCACTTTGTTTTTTAGGTACAAAATCAACGCTTTCTAATAATTCTTGGAACTGTCTATTTGTAAAACCAAAAGTTAAAAATTCAGAAAGATCAGCTTGTTTATTTTTTTTTAATTCTTTAAAAGTTTTTCCTTTTGGTTCTTGTAATCCATATGTTTGATAGCCAATAAAATGTCTGCCCATTTGCAAAATTCTAAAATTTAACTCACGCATCCTACCTTTAAGTCTATCTTCGTTTAATGGAGAGGTTATTCTTTCAAATTTACCATTATCTATATAACGACTTCCTTCAAGTAAATATTTTTCTGCTGGTTCTAATATTAATTTATCAAGTTCTAATGCTATATCTTCATTTCCTGTGGATTGATATTCTTCTATTTTATCTCTTAAATTTTTCCAACGACTAGAAATTTCTGTTGCAAATTTTTCTTGTATTTCTTCTAAATTTTTAAATAATTTATCTGCTTTTTTATTTAATCCACCTAATTTTCTTTTATAAATAATAGGAACAGTCGCTGAATGTATAAACTCATGCAATATAGTTTCATAATTTATTCCATCATCACGACCTGAATCTCTTCTATTAGCTACACTAACTGTATTTTGTCCTTCTAATGGACTATATGCATTTTGTCCTCTTCTACCACGAGGCAATGCTTTAATTTCTATAAATGTATCTATACCTGCATTAGCTAGTTTATTTAAAGTTTCTAAAACTTTGGAAGAAATCATTTTGTAATCTTCGTTGGGTGCATTATCTCTCATCCATTGAAGAAATTTTCTTCCATCTTTTCTTACACCTTTAGGAACGTCTTTATAAATCTTTTTATAATTATCTAAAATAAAATTTTTAGTATCTAAATATTCTTCTGGTGTTAATTTGTCTACATCATATACTTCACCAACAGGTGTTGCATCTGGACCACCTACTCCTGCTCTAGGTCTAAGTGTTAAACCTGTAAGAGGTCTTGAAGGTACACTGCCTGGAAACTGTTCTATAGGTGTTGTGGAAATAATAACCTCATTACCATCTTCATTAACTCCTATAGTTGTGTATGGAGTTCTAGGTCTTGTTTCATCTATTTCTACAATAGGTTGTAGTTCATCAGCAAGAGGCACACGATCTATTTCTCGTAATGTTCTTATTTCACCACGCTGTCTTTTACCAACTTCACCTTCTTCTATCGCTCTAAATATATCGCTTGACTTGTCAAATCCAGAACGTCTAAATGCTTGACCAAGAGACTTAAAGAACTGTGTAATCTTTTCAAATATAGTTTCAGCTTTCTTTGGGATGGCTGGTTGAGAGAATCTATTACGATATAGTTCAGCAATAGCTTCTTCTACATAAATTTCTTCTTGATAATCTTTGCCACGTTGAGTTTGCTCTACTTGGGTATTAATTCTTTTTGAACGAGCATAATAAGTTTCTTTATTATTAAATGCTGTAGCATCTACAGACTCTGGCACTTTTCTGCGTTTTACTTCTTGTCGTAAATATTGATATTCTTGTTCATTAATTAAATCTTTATTACGCAAAGCATGAATCATCTCATGATCAATGATTCTATTTATACGTTGTTGTATCTCAGCATCAGTAGCTAAACCATCTGGATTTACTGCATTTAAAGAAACAAATACTATGTCTGTATCTCTATCATATTCAGCTTCAGCTATATCTGTTATTTTAGGATCACGTTTAATTACACCATCTGGTGTCTGAACTAAACTGGTTGTAGATAAAATATCATCACTAATAATTACACCAGTTTCTTTAAGACCAGCTTTATCTAGTATTTTTCTAGCTTCTTGTGCAAATTTATTAACCCTGCCTTCTTCTACAGATTGTGCAAAGTTAATCATTTTTGGAGCTACTTCTTTCGGTGGTAAATATTTTTCTTGACGCACCTTCTCAGCCTCAATTAACTGGTCAATAGTTTCTTGAGGTAATATACCTTCTCTTACAAGTCTTTCACCAAACTCTTCTGGTGTTTCATTAAATCCTTCTGCTTTCCTAGCTACTTCAAACTCGTAGTTTTTATTTATTTTATATTTGTTAGTGCCTTCAACTTTATTAGCTCTACCACTGGTTGTTAAATCTCTTACAAATTGTTCCGTTGCAGGCTTGTTTCCTGCTGTAGGACCAGCTTTAAGTAGATCAGCAACAGAAAACTCAGTATTGTTAATACCCATATTAGCTACAAAATTAGCCATATCTTCTGCTGAATACTGTCTTGGTCTAAAGTCTGGGAGTTTTGTTTTGAAATTAAACTTAGGTAGGGAATGTAAACGTGCTAAAAATAATTCTTTTGCACCACGATTTTTTACTTTAGATATATCATCATAACCAGTAACTTCTCTGGTAAAGTGTTGAACAGCAGGGTCTTTGAAATCTAATTCAATATTCTTAGATGCTGCTATTTCTTTAATATATTTATTGTTTACATTAACTTGGGATTTATCATCACGAATGGATGGTTCGCCTCGTTTTTCAGATTGTCTAAATATTTGTTGAGCCATGTCTGACTGCAATCTATTGAGGTCTTTAGGTGCAAGAATTTTTCTTACTTCTTGCATTGAGTATGTTGGTTTTAAATCAACTTTTTTATTAGTAAAGTAAGATTCAATATCTTTACGATCTACTTTTTTAACTTTTGAATCAAAGTTTAATATTGATTGAGGGTTTAATTGAATACTATTAGGGTCTAATAGAGTTACACCTAAATCAAAACCAGAAGCACTGTTAATAAGTCCTTGATTGTATAGGGCATTTTCAATATCTATTTTAAGATTTTTTACTCTTAACTTATTAAGTTCTTTCTCTTTAGCAACAATAGCTTCTGCTTCTGCTTCAAATGTTTTAAGAACAGGGCTACCTTCTTTGCTTGTATCAAGTAAATTAAAATTACCTTGAGTATCTTGAATAATCTCAAAGTTTGGTAATGGTTGTATTTCACCTATAGGTATAGGTATATCTGGTTTATCTTTAACTTCTACTGGTTGTATTTCTTCTACTAAACCTTGCTCTACAGCTTTATCAAATCGTTTTTCATCTTGTAGCTGTATTCTATTTTGTCTTAACTGTGCTTCTCTTTGTTTAAGATTTTCATTGCCAATGCCTCTACGACCAGCAAAACTATTAACAACAAGATCAGCACCTGCACCAATAACACCACCAATAGTAAATTCATCAGCTAAACTTTCACCTATTGGTAGTTCATCACTATATAAACCTCTAGCTGTAAGGTCTTGTGCAAGACTAGCAAATACTTCTTGTGCACCTTCTTGTGTACCTTGTAATAAAGCTGACTTAATTTTATCTCTAAGTGCATAATCTTTTAATGCAGTTTTAGATGTTCTAGCTAATAATGCACCAATAGGTAATATTTCTGATATACCTATGATACCACCTGCTAGCTCTGCTATTGTTTCAGAGATACCTCCGACATCTTCACCCATCTCTCTAGCCATCTGCACTCTATCGGCTTGCTGTGCAACACCAGTGGGTACTGATAATGCAAGAGGTAAAGTAAATTCTGGAGTTTTAAAATAACCTTTACTAAAAAATGGTTTTGGAGCTTGAGTTAATGCTCGACCTGCAAGACCTACACCAAGAAAAGGTACAAATGAACCTAATCCTTCACTAAGTTTGGTAGTCCACAAATCTTCATATCCTGGTTCAGCAGCTAATGGAGACTCTTCTCTTATTTTCTTTTTATAACTTTGTAAGCCTTTAACTATTTTGCCGTCATCACCAACATCAAATAAAGATGCAATACCTAGTGGAACATCAAGACCTAAACCTATAGCACCTCTGGCTATTCCTTTAGGCAATTCTGCTGCTCTACCTAATACAGTAGTTTGATCTATATCTTGACCATATTTTTCTTTAACAGCAGCAACAAATTGAACTCTTTCATTTGGGTCTGATGGAATATTGTATTTACTTCCATCTGGTGCTTTGTAAATACTCATTATGCAACTCTATTTTTATCTAATATATCTCCACCTGTTGGTATATCAATGCCTTGAAGTTCTAATAGTCTTTTATTTAATAATTGTTGATATAAAAATAATTCAGAAACTTCATCTTGATTACCTGAATCTATTGCAGCTTGTATTAAATTTTCTATTGTCTGTAATTGAGCATTTATTTGTGTTGGTTTCATATTAGCAATATCAGCTTCATATTTATCAGCTTGTGCTGCAAGGACTCTTCCTTGTAAACCTTCTAATTTACCTTCACGTCTAGTTGTTTGTATTTGTCCTGCTAAATTACCGATACCCATAGCAGCTTCACCAAGATTAGTTGCACCACCTAAAATTCCACCAAGTTGTGCTAGTGTTAAGAAATCATCTGATGCAAATCCTTGTTTTTCTGTAGTAGTTGTATCAGTTGGTTTATCTAATAATTTTTGTAAATCTTGTAAAGAAGATTCTGCACGTTTTTGTGCATCTGTTAGCTCATCTTTTTTAACAATATCTGTTGATTCATCAGGTGCGTTCATAATACCCAATGCTGCTAAACCACTTAATCTAGTAGCTATTGGTTTAACTGATTCTTTTAAATATTGTTTACCTAGACCTTCAAAATATCCTGCTGGTACAGGTGCATCATCTATAGTTTGTCTACCTGTTGGTAATAATTTTCCTTCATCTTTTCTTGATTGTCTTCGACCAAAAGTTCTTAGTAATGAATCTTTTGCTTTAGAACTAAAAGGTGATTTTAAAAGAGTTCCAAGACCTCTTAAACCTGTTCCTAATGCAGTTGTAGTAGGTTCTGGTGCAACAATTAAAGCAAGTGTTGTTGCATTAAATCCATCTTTTAAAGCCTGTGAATAATTAAATGTACCATCTGGGTCTGTATATCTTTCTTTTATACTTTGTAAAAAAGCAGGAGGAGGTGTAGCTCCTAAAGGATTTCTACCTGGTGGCATAAAACTTTGTTCTAATGCTGTGCTACGACCTGATTGCATTTCTGTTATTCCACCAGACTTCATGGGGGTCGGTGCCATACTCCTAAGACCACCTTCGGATGAAGAGAGAGATGAAAGCGAATCCATCATGGGTACAGCACCTTGACCAGCTAACTCCATAACTGATTCTTCTGCAACAGTTGTGGTAGGTTGATTCATTTTAGCTATTTGATTTTCATAAGCACGCCTCATTTTATTGCGTCTTAATACTTCATCTAAAACTAAAAATTGTGGATATTCCCCATTAGGAGTTCGAGCCATTTCTATAAGTTGTGGCTCTGGAATATATTCTAATTCTTTTCCTTTTTCTATTAAATTCATAATATGTTATCCCTGTAAACCTTTATATAAACCTAGACCACTAAGTCCAAGTCCTAAAGTTTGTTGAAATAATCCAGGTTGCTGTGTGTATGTGCTGACAGTTCTTTGTGGTTGAACTGGCACACCTCTTAATATATTACTATAGAACCCAAGTTGTTGTTGTGGATATTGTTGTTGACGTAAAAAGTCTTCATATCCAAGATCAAGTCCAGCTTGACGTAATGCTCTCTGTTGAGAACCAATGCCTGTTAATGCAGCAATTCTCTGTTGAACATCTGCTTGTCTAGCTTGACCAAGACCTGCAAGTTGTTGAGCAGCAGACTGTCCATATCGTTGTGATAAGTCATAAGCTGATTGACCAAATCTTTCTTGTGCTTGACGTGCAGCTTCTTGTGCTTGAAATCCTGCAAGATTTTGTTGACCTTGAGCTTGCAAAGCCTGTTGATCTGCTTGAAATCCTGCAAGAGCTTGTTGACCTTGAGCTTGTAAAGCCTGTTGATCTGTTTGAAATCCAGTTTGTCTAAATTTCTCTTGTGCTTGTCTAGCTGCTTCTTGTTGTTGTTGAGCACTAAGACCAAGCTGGGCTGCTTGTTGTCTGGCTTGTTCTCCAAATGCAAATGCTTGTTGACTAAGTTGTTCTTGTGTTTGTGCAGCCTGTTCACCAATTCCGTATTGTTGTAAACCAAATTGTGCAGCTTGTAAATCTGCTGCTCTTTCTGCACCTATTTGTTGAACTGCTTGTTGATATGCTTGTTGAGAACCTCTAGCTTGAATATCACCTAGTTGTTGTCCTAGATTTCTTTCACGTTCTGCTTGTAAGATAGCTTCACGATATCCACCTAAACCACCAGCTTGTGCAGCCTGTGATCCAATTTGTTCACCTGTAATATCTGATTGTCTTCTAGCTTCTCTTTTTTGTATATCAATAACATTCTGTTGGTAGGGAGACATAAACCTTTGTAAGTTTTGTTCAAAACCTAAAGGTTGATATTGTTCTGTAGGTGCTGTAGCTGTATAACCAGATGCTCTTATAGATGGGTCATATCCTGCATCAAACTGATCAGCAGCATATTGTGATGGACCCAATGTACCAGCTTGATATGTTTGTGGTCCAGTACCAGCTTGATATGTTTGTGGTCCAGTACCAGCTTGATAACCTGCTGTGTATGGCTGTGATAAACCAGTAAGCGTTTGTTGTGCTTGACCAAATTCTTGAGGTGTACCTGCTTGAGCATAACCTCTAGTCATAGCTTGAGCTTTTCTTTCGTCTGGTGAGAAATACGCTAATCTTTGTCCGCCATAAGGTGTATAGCCTTGTAAAGACTCTCCTTCAGTTCTTTGTAAAAGCCTTTTAAAATATGGCTCTACATAAGGTGGTAACGATTCACTGTAGACTGTTTGTTCAGTAGGTGCACTACTTCCTCCACTTCCTCCGCCCATAATTAATCCTTGTCAAATTTAAGTTCATAAAATCTAGAAGTTTCCTTCCAGCCCTTTTCTTTTTTTATCCAGTTCCAAAATCCTGGTCTTCCTAATGCTTCTATGCCATCACATTTATTGTCTTTTGCCCATTTGTATAGGGTATCAAAACCTTTGTCGACCCACTCTGAATATTGTTTACCAGCTAAATGTTCTAGATTTAACATACGCAAACCACTTGGATAATCATGCAGTTGTGTTACGCCACAACCTATAATATTTAAAGTATCTGTTTCAAATATAATCCAAAGACTGCTTCTATTTTCAATACATCTAGCATAAATGTCTTTTGGATTTATTCTGCCACCAGACCTTTTGCAAGAACGCAATAATATTTTTTCGCATTTATCCCAGATCATACTTACTTGTCCAGGTAAAACTAACGATATATCAATATCTTGGTCTAGTTTTTGTGCTGTTTCATTCATGCTGGCATTACCTTGCTATCATCAATTTCTTTAGCTTGTTTTGTTGTTCCTGTTTTAGTCATGCGAATCCTATCAAGCATTGCATCTAATTTTTTAGCACCTGCATCTGAACTGCCATCACCAAGCATAGACATAGCATCTGCTGGTATTATATATTCATCTTGTGATACAGCTACTGGTTGTGTTGAACCTATCATTCCAGTTACATCATCTTGCATACCGCCATTAGCCATGCCTTGTATTTGACCTTGAGTTTGTGATCCAGGAACTATACTTTGCAATACTTGTTCTCTTACTTGCATAAATACTTCATTACCATATTTATTAATAAAGTCTCCAACAATAGTATCATCTTGTACTTCACCCATTAAAAACTGTATTAACTGTGCAGTTAAAGGGTCTTGCATAATTTCAGTAGGTCCACCTGCTTCAAATTTAGCAGTTTTAGCAGCAATTTTAGCAACTCCTTCTTTGCCTTCTGGTCCAGACTCATACATTTTTTTAAGACCTTCTGGTAATTTATCTACTTTTATATCTGTTTGTTTACCTTCTGCTCTAAAATCAAAATCTAAATTTCTTTTAAAATCTTGCATTTGTAAATTATTCAAATCTACAGGAGGTAGATTACTAAAATCTAAAGGTGGAATATTTTGCAAGTTAGGACTTACAAAATTAGCTGTATCTACAGGAGGTAAATTACTAAAATCTAAAGGTGGAATATTTTTCAAGTTAGGATTTACAAAATTATTTATATCTACAGGAGGTATATTACTAAAATCTGGGGGCATATTTTTCAAGTTAGGATTTACAAAATTAGCTGTATCTATACTTTCTTCTAGAGTTGCTGGTATAGGAGGTAAATTACTAAAATCTGGGGGCATATTTTGCAAGTTAGGACTTACATAATTATTTATATCTACGCTTTCTTCTGGAGTTGCTGGTTGTGCTATAGCTTTAGGAGTTGGTTCACCAGGAACTAAATTACCTATATTACCCATACCACCACCCACACTTGCATCACCAGGCATTGGCTCTACTACATCTCCTAATTGAGTAGGAGGTCCTGCTATAGGCATTGTTGGGAAAGGACTTGGTTGATTTAATACAGGAGGAGGCATTTGTTCAAACTGTACTGGTGCATATGGATCAACCATTTGTGGAACTATATCTTGTGCTTGATCTCCATAGAAATTTTGATAACCAGTAGTTTGTGTAGGATCAAATCTTCTAGGCATAAGAGAGGGTGCTTGTCCTGCTGATGTATCTAAAACTGGTGCTTCACCACTAGTTATGTCTGTAGCACTAGGATTTAAATTAGTAAAATATGTAGCTTCACCTTGAAATCCTGGCATAAAATATGGGTCTATAGGTGCTGCTTCTCTTTTTTGTACATATCCTGTGCCTGTATAGCTACCTATATTATAAGAATTATAAGGATTATAAGGATTATAAGTTCCATCATAAATATTTGTTTTATTTGCAACTTGATTATATTCTTCTTCACCTATACTAGTATCACCACCTTCTTGCATTTTAGTAACGCCACCTGTAGCTATAGGTATCATTTCTGGATTTTCAGCTATTATCCTTTGTCTTTCTTCTTCTTGCTCTCTAGCATTTCTTGCAAGCATATTTTCAAATGCTTCTTGTGATTCCATAATAGATGTACCACCCATACCTATTGATGCTGGTATATAAGCTCCTGGTTTTGTTAAACCAGTTAATACATTTTTGCCACCTTCTAGACTAAATCCACCTGCATCTGTAAATGCTTGTCCTAGTGTAGGATCAGCAGCTAAATATTGTTGAGAACCCTCAACAAATCCTGGTGCACCAGCAGTTCCAAAACCTGTTTGTGTAGCTTGTGCAATAGTTGGTTGTCCAGCAGCTAATGCTTGTGTTGTAGCAGTATTTACTGCTTTTTGTCCTGCTGTATTAAGACCAACGCCTGCTGCACCTTCTATTGGTGGTCCAGCTATAGCAGGATTAATCATGGTTGGGTCTAACATAGCTGCATCAGTTGCTGCTTTTGTTGCTGCGTCTGTAATTGCACCTTCTGCTGCTGCTCCTGCTTCTACACCTTGGGCTGCTGCTCCTGCACCTTGTAATGCAGAACCAATACCATATCCTGTTAAACCAGCTAATAAACCTTTTTTAAGATCGCCTGTTACAGCATATTGTGCAAGACCAGAACCTATAGCAGATGCAAGTAAAGTTTTACCAGCTAATAATCCACCTGTTCCTGCTAATAATGTACTACCTGCTAAAGAACCTAATACTGGTGCAAGAAAAGGTAAGAAGGCTTCTGGCTGTCCTGTTTGTGGATTAATTGTTATAGGCACAGCTTGTGCCAAGCCTTTTACTTCTGCTGGATTAACGTGCAAAAGCATAGAGTCTCCATAACGACCTTGTGATGCTACGTTTTTAGTTTGTTGCTTTATATCCATTCTTTATCTTTCCTCTAAGGTTTCACACCCAAATGCTGAAAAACTAAAATCGCTTGAGCTTGAGTATATTTTTAATTCGTCTGTTTGTCCTAATGTTATACCTATTACTATTGTATCAGTGGTATTAGCATTTATTGCTTTATCATAAAACAAATATTCTTTATCTCCAGTTGTTGCACCTGCTACAGACACATTGATTCTATATGTACCAGCAGTTCCTGCACGATTGCAAACTACTATGGAACTTATAGTTGTCTGTGTTTTATCAGGAACTGTATATAAAACTGTTTCAGTAGTAGCTGCTGGGTCTGATTGTCCTAATACTTTTAATATATCAGACACTGCCTTTGCTCCCCATTAATAAAAATTGATGTCTACGCAATGATCTGCTAACAACTGATTGTTGCATTGTTTTAAGATTGCCTATTTCAGAGTTTAAATCTTGTATTGCTTGTTCAATAGTTCTACGAGTAACTCTTTCGTTTTCTTGATTATATTCTATATCAGGAGTAAGTAAGGGTATTGATGTTTTTTCTGCCATTATCTTTTACCATCCTGTCTTAACTCTAATCTAAGATCACCCAGTCTCCAACTATAATCATTAGCTGTGCTTTCTACTCTTATAGCACTTTGTCTAGTTCTAGCTCTCATGTTGCTAAATGTAGAATTAGGATTTACAGATACTGTTTGTAAGGTAGATAAACTTTCTAATGGATAGTTTCTACCTTTTAAAACAACATCTACTGTATCTCCACTATCAGTCGTATTTTGAAATTTAATATCTGGCAATAATTTAGATACAAACATAAATCTTTCACCATCAGGGTCTAAATCAAAATCTGATGATTCTATATATGCTGTAAATTCTGAACCATCTGCACTAAAACCAAATTCTTGATTATATAAATAATTGTTATCAGTATCGTCTAACTTACCAGCAGCTATAGGATAAGATAATATATATGCAGGATTCCAAGCTGTTCTTGTAAATCCATCGTCTGTTGTGCCTACAGTCCAAGATTGCTCTAAATAATTATAAGAAACATATTTATTTATTTCTTGTGAATCTGCACTAGGATAAAACCAAATAACTTCATTATGTTTTGGAATAGGTGCAGCAAATATTTTAAATGCTTGTTCTAAATTTATATCACTAAATACATAATCTAAAACTGTGCATGGCAATCTCTGTGCTGAACCAGCGTATTGATAAAAAGCACCATTATCCATAAAGAATACAATGTTACCTCCTGTTGCCATAGCATTTGGAGATATTAAAGACATTCCTGTTGCAATTTCATTAAAACTAAACACAAAAGGTGCACCAACAAAACGCATAGATACAATACCTGCATCTGTCCATATTAATATTTCTTGTCTTGTTTGCAGTGCTCCAATAATTGAAGAACCTGTAGATAACTGTACACCACCTGCTGAGTTTGTAGCTGTTGGTGTCCAATCTATTGCACTTTCTGCATCTGAAAATCTTACTAATAATGGGTCTATAGCAGATGATCCTATAGGATTGCATCCAAAAGCAATAACGTGCCTGTCAACATCTGACATCATTATTTGTAAAGCAACAACTGGAGGATTACTTGCACCACCAACACTGCTTGCAATAACTGCTCTTGTAGTTACTCCTGATGATTCATCCCAATAATACAATGCACCACTTCTAGGCAAACACAATCCATCATTACCAAAATTATCTAAAGACCATAATCTTAATTGATTAGTTAAAGATAATGCTGTAGCAGAACCCCATGCTCCTGCACCCCAAGCTCCTACACCATAACCAGATGAAGGAACATAAACATCAAGACCTATATTTAATTGATAAGCTCCTACTGTTGATGACCCACCATTACCTGTATCAGAAGAATTTGCTAGCACTGTGCTACCATCAGTATCTTTTGCTTCAATGGTATAACTATTAGCATCAATAATACTTGCAATTTCATATTCTTGATTTAAAACTGTAGCAGTAATATTTCCACCTAAAGTAACTGCATCAGTATATGTAACAAAATCTCCTAATACTGCACCATGTGCAGTATCTGAAACAGTAAGTGTTGCATCTCCATTTACTGCTGCAAAAGTAATATCTCCTGCTGCTGTAGTTAATCTTATAGGAGTTATATCGTAAAAAGCATTACCTTGTTGCACATATAATTTTTTATGTGTTCCTAGTAAATTGTATTGAATTTGATCAGCATCTTTATAGACATGAATTTTTCTGCAAGTTCCAATAAAAGAATTAGATGAATTTTTTGCCCAACCACCAATTCTTTCAGGTCTACCTTTTCTAAATCTAATTTTATCGGAGTCAAACCATCCGCCTTCATTAGAATAATTTGTTCCTTCTTTATTTATTCCTGGTTTAAAAACAAATTTAGAAAATGGCATTTTATACCTCTATCCATTCTTTATTTTGAAATAAAAGTGATTCAGCTTCTCTTCGTCTTACTAAACCTTCTAATACTTTTCCACCTGCTTTATTCCAACGCTTTATTTGATTAGGTACTTCATCCCAATCTTTTTCATTAATTTTTTTTAACATGGTGCTTTTATTAAGATTGGTTGGACCTAAGTTGTATGTCCAAGCTACTAGTGCATCAAATTGATTTTGTGTGAGATCAACTGTAACAGCATCATTTACATAGCCACCATATTCATTCAACTCCTCTTCAAGCCACTTGTCAGCTTGTTCCTGTGTACAAGTATCGCCTATTGTGACTCCTTTTGTTCTTCCATAAGCAATTGTTGGAACATTAACAGCATCATAGTATGCTTGCAATTTGCAACCTTCAAACTTTTTAATTAGTGATATGCCTTCATTTGATATTTTCATATTAATCCTTTTTGTTTGAATCAGATGCTCCGAAATAAAACGAAATAACCGCACTTGCTAACCCTCCAAGATATCCAAGAACTAAATTTATTAGTGCTTCACTATTTTGTTCTGGTGGTTGTAAAGTTACTAAAAATATATAACCCATAAAACCACCAACAACAGCAATACCCATAATTCTAGCTGTCCAATCTTTGCTAAATTTACCTCTTGCATCTTGTTTGTCAGCTACTTCTAGCTTGAATACATCTACTTCTAGTTCTTTCATTTGCAATTCAAAACTTTGTTCAGCTTTTTTAAGTTCTAACATTTGTTCTGGAGTGGCTGATTGAATGGCTTGATTGATAGCTTTTGGCTCAGGAGAACAGCCAAGGACTTGTGCGACAATAGAAGCTGCTTGTCCGCCTAATGGTCCACCCAAAGCAGAGCCTAGTGTTGGTGCTATGGCTCCTACTACATTTTTAATTAAATTAAATTTCATATTTTCTCCAAAGTAAATATTTTAAGTGCTTTGGCTTTACCTTTAACCATTATAGACTCTAAAGGTTGCAAATGGTAACCACAATAAACTTCTGTTTGTTCGCCTATAAGCAAATCAACGCTCCTATCTTTTGTAGCACTTTCCAATCTAGCTGCTGTGTTCACAGCATCACCTATAGCTGTATAATCAAATCTACTTTCACTTCCCATGTTGCCTATGATGGCTTCGCCACTATTAATTCCTATGCCAATAGCAATACTTGGCAAGCCCTCTGACATTAATTCTTCATTAAGGTTTTTAATGTTTTGCAGTATGTCCAATGCACAATCTACAGCCACCTTGCTATGATTTTTTAAGTCTAAAGGTGCGTTGAATATTGCCATCATTGCATCACCTATATATTTATCAACCATACCCCCATGTTCTTGAACAGCTATTTGTTGTGCTGTCAAAACTTTATTCATAATGTAAGTAACTTTTTCAGGCGTTACAGATTCAGACAATGCGGTAAAACCTCTTAGATCAGTAAACAAAAATGTGCAGGTTCTTTTTTCTCCACCGAGTTTCAAAAGATCAGGATTCTTTTGCAATTGTTTGACCTGTCTTGGGTCTAGATAATGCTCAAATTGTTTCTTGATTTGTTGTCTAAGTTTATATTGCTCTCTAAACCTTAAATAGAATGCGGTTGATGCAATAATAAATCCTGAAATTAAAGACCATGTAACATCAAGCAAAATACCCTTATTTATTATCCAGTAACCACCATAAGCTACAGATAAATGCAATAAACTCGTTAATACTAAACCCCATGTTATACCCAAAGCGTTTAATAGAAGCCATGTCAGTGAGCCTAAAATGACAAAAATTAACAATTCTGCTGTTAAATTCCAGTTTGATACATATGAACTGCTTTCAAGCAATATAGATTCAGATAGTGCTGCTTGTATTTTATGTGGCTCTAAAAGACCAACTGGTGTTGCTATCTGTGGCATAACACCTTTAGCTGTAACACCAACAAAAACAAACTTGCCTTTAACATCCATTTCTTGTAATGTTGTTTGTGGCGTATCTACCCAACTAATCCATTGTCTGCCGTACTTATCTAATTTTGTAGGCGGTATTCCCTTAACAGATATTTCTTCAATTCCGTTTTCTGAACCTTTAATAATGTAAGTTTTTTGTTGTGCTAATGCTTTTAAAACTTCAGTACCAAAAGATGCAACCCAACCATCAGGAGTTTGCATTAACAAAGGTATTTGTCTCACCAAGTTATCAACCTCAGTGGGGGCAGAAGCTACGCCTTGTGAAGCTGATGTTTGAAACATGGGTATGTTTTGTCTTACACCATTGGCTTTTATGCCTTGTATGTCATCTCCTAGAATCACTGTGCCTGTAGTTGGTGGATAGTCTTTGCTTTCATTGTCAAACATAGCCAATACGGTTGGAAAGGTCATACGCATAGACATAGCAAAGTCAGCATCTCCACCAAACCTATCTTTTTCTGTAAATGCTATAACCCATCCAACGCCTATAGCACCATTGCCATATAAACGCTTTTGTATCTCTGCTAATCTTTTTCTAGGAAACGGATAACCACCTTCAGCTATAACATCTTCTTCAGTAATGTTAAGTATTGTGAAAAAACCTGTAGGGTCTTGCTTGGGTACAAGGTAATCAAATGTTTTTAACTTAAGAGTTTGATATGGCGTGGTTTGATAAACCATAGGCAATGACAAGCCAATTATAAGAGCTATGAATACAATAGTTTTCTTCATGAGCCTTGTACTATTTTTATCACTGAATCACCACCACCATTAATCTTAACAGTATTAGATACACCGTTCTGTATAAATATAACTGTGTACCCCTGACTAGAGTTTAGATCAACTTGTGCCGATTGTTCAACCTGCCTACGCAATGAGATAAGTTCACCTTGTACTAAAGTAATAATTTGCGTTTCAGTATCTTGTCCGACTTTTGTACCAGTTACCCTTGTTATTGTTTGCTCTTGGTTTAGATCATCCTCATTAAGCTTGTCTAACTCGTCAATGATTTTTAATAAATCCTCAAAGAAATTTACATCAAGAAAGTTGATATCCAGTTCAGTGAACTCTAGCTCATCCTTTGCAAAGTAGTCAGCATCTAGACCATCAAACTCCAAAAAGTCCACATCCAAAACATTGTCAGAAGATATGGTGCTTTCTTCTTTTTGCAGTACATCTTCTTGTGGCGGTTTAACAATAAGCATATTGTCTATTAGGTCTAAAGTTAAATCTAAAATGACTGGCTTGCTTGGTGAGCTTTCAAACACTGTGGTCGTGGTTGCTTCATAAGGCTTATTCAACAATACAGTACCCATAGCAGTAGTAACCATAATTTCACCACTAGATATGCCGTCTGCATCAGGCAATAGAATAATTAAACTGCGACCTAACTCATCTACAGTAGCAGTAAAGTCTGTTCCACGAATGGCTATATTTGCAGTGGGCGTTTGTATGGTTATATTTTCTTTGTCTATCCTGCCTAATTGCCCTGTGATAAAACGAGCAGTGCCACTTGCAAAGTTTAAGGCTAGTTTTGATTTAGTCGGATTAGGGTCAAAGATGTACTCATCTATGGTGAGTTGAGAGTGTTCTGTTAGCTTAACTGTTGAATCATCAAGAAACTTTATAGCTATACGACCATTTGTTGTTTCAACATTATCATTTTGCTGAATATTAAAATCTAATTCAGCTATATAAGGCTTATCTCTTAATACTTGTGCATTTCCTGTTAATTCTGAAACATCACCAATATTAACAACTTGTGCTTGTTCCGCCATCATTTTGAATGACGCAAACAGTACCACTGTTGCCATTTGAATTAATTTGTAACCAATCACTTGCTAATGTACTTTGTTGATCTATATTGAAAGTTCTAGAATTACCTGTGTGATCCAGATAGAAATATCCACCTGAATATCCATCTGCGTCAAAATTAATTGTGTTTGAATCTCCATCTACATCAACATAGTTTGTTGCTAAGTCATAGTCAATATCAAAATCAAAAACATTGCTATCACCCTGTATAATCCAATCTAAATCTAATGTACTAGCTAAATCATTGGTTGCAACATCTAAAGTAAAAGTATTACTGCTACCAGTAACATCTACATTAAAGTTACCACTGTCAGCACCATAAGTATTTGTAGGGTCAACTTGTATATTAAAAGTATTTCCATCGCCATCAAATTCAAAAAAACCTGTAAAAGTATCTGCGGTAATGTCACCAAGAAATTTATTGGTATCACCAATTTGATTTATATCTAAAGTCATTGTTGTGCCGTCTAAATCAAGGGCTGTCATAGTTCCTGAAATAGCATCAGAACCACCAATGATGTTAGATGAGCCTAGTTGTTCTATATCAAGATTAAATGTAGCACCAACTTGATCTATATAAACTTCATTGTCTGCGTATAAAAAACTAACCACGAATAGCATTAAGTATTTCTTCATCTAGTATCTTCCATAAATTTTGTTTTAATCCAATTTGTATAGTTTCTAATACTGCTGTTTCGATAGCATTTTGCAATGCAATATTTACAGATTCATTTTCAACCATACCATTTTCTATTTCTACAAGTTCCGTATTATTAGAAATAAAACGAAACGCATCCTGGCTAATTGCAATGCTTAATATAGTTTTTGTAGTTAATACTTCTATTAAAACTTTCCCTGTACTTACAGATACTGTTCTTAAAGATACTGTTACAGTATCTTGCCTGTATTCTTTTTGTCCTCCAATACCTAAATATCTAGCACCTAAACCACCAGATTTAATATTGCTTTCATAGCCAATTACACCGCCTTCCATTATTAATCCTGCAAAAGCTAAAGGCAAAAGTTTTTCATCTTCATTAAAATCTTTTCTTGTTGATCTAATTAATTGTCTTTCTTTTGTAAGATTATCTAATCCAACTCTTTCAACTACATCAAAAAATTCACCATTATTTGCGTGTTTTAATGCTCTAATTAAAAAAGCGTGTGGTGCTTGAGTAATAGCAGTAGAAAAAGATGCATAACTACTATTACTTCTACGTTGTCCTGTTTGATCTGTAAATCCTGTTGGATATACAGCTATTGTAGGTTTTACAAATGGTTTACCTATTTCAGCTAATTCTTTATTTATTAAAGAACCAACTTCTGCTTGTTTAATTAAACTAACAGGTGGTGCATAATTATTTAATATAGACCAGTTAGTACAACTAGAAAGAAAAATCGCCAATAGGCAAAGTAATTTCTGTTGTGTTTCCATTTGCATCCGTAATTATTAAAGTTATATAGTCACCATCTACAGAATATTCTATTGTATTACCTTCTAGCTCTAGACTGCCTGAAGTATTAGCAGTTTCACCAAATAAATTATCTACAAGTTGTCTACTAAGCTGTGCATAAATTCTGCTTTCTAAATTTCTTATAAATCTAGCTAATGTAGTATTGTTAGCTTCTCTTTCTAAGTCTTCTTGATATGCTTTTATTTCTGCTTTAATTGCATCTTTTCTGCTAGTTTCTTGATTTTCAATAGTTAAATAATGTGCTGATGTACCTACACCTGAAAAACTAGGGTTTTTAAATTTATGCACCATTTCATCACTATGAACAAACATAGAAATAATAATGGTTATTATCAATCCAATAATTCCAAATATAAGCATCCAATCAATCTTTTCTTTGGTCATCTCTGTCTGCTTTTGCTAGTCTATCTGTATGCATAAGTTGTGGTACACCTAGTATAGTTTTTAAAAGAGTGTCTTGTCTAATAATCTCATTATCTACAGACCTAACTCTATCTATAAGTGCTACTAAAATACCATGTTGTGAATCTAGTTTTTGACCTAATCTTGCTTCTATTTCTGATATTTGAGCAGATACTTTTTCATCTAAAACATCTACTTTAGTTTCCATTCCATCAATAATTTTATTAATAAGTTTCCAAATAAACATACCTAAACCTATAGCTGCTGCTATTGGAAAGCCAACTTCATTAATTAATTGAACTATAGAATCCATTATTTTATTGGTATAAACTTGCCTAGTTCTATTAGTTTATCTCTATTAAGTAAATGTTCTGCTTCTACATCTTTTTTGCTTTGACCTGTATATCGCACTGCTAAATATTTTTCAATCATTGACTGGTTAATATTTATATTATCTACAATAATTTCTCCTAATACACGACCATATTTACCTTTAGAATCTTTTAGTTTTGATCTTAATATTATTTCAGTGCCATAATTAATACAGTCTTCTAGATATTTTGCAGCTAATTTTCCTCTAGCTTTTTCATCTTTATCTCTGGTTCTTGATTCAGGTGTATCAATCCCATAAAGACGTACACGACACTTGTGAAGAATAGAAAAGCCAAGGTCAAGAATAACATCAATAGTATCGCCATCAACAACTCTAGTAACTGTGCAATTATATTCATACATTATCTTTTTTTACCTTTATGCAAGCCATGTCTTGCGTGTTGTTTACCTTTTCTTGTTGCTTCTCTTTTCTTTTTATTTGCTGCTGAAAGTTTTTTTCTTCCTGATGCACTAGATTTTAATTTTTTAATTGTTGCTTTTGGTGCATATACTTCCCCAGTTTCACTAGATTTTTTACCGCTAGGAGTAGTCCATTTTTGTTTTGTCCATCTTTTTAAACTTCTTTGTGTTTTTTTTAATGGCATTTTATTCTCCGAATATAACTATATATGCATCTGTTTTTTTTGGTTGATTAATATACATTCTTTCATAATTAAAGCATATATCATGTTTACCATCAGAAATGTTATCTAATAATTCCCAAAATGATTCTCGACCAGGATCAACCATAATTAATTGTTTATCATTATTATTTAAATATTTAATAAGATTAATCCATAAGTCAGTATGTGTATTCCAAAAACAAACATCTACTGCTATGTATGTATCAAAATTTAAAGGCAAAGGTTTAGAAAAAATATCTTGTAAAATAAATTTAGGTTTTACATTCATTAAACTAGACATTAAATCAAAGTATGGTTTAACATTTTCATCAGCATCCATGCCAACAGCATATGCTCCTTTGCTTTGTAAATAATGTGTTAATGCACCCCAACCACAACCTAAATCTAAAATTTTATTATTAATAATTTCCATTTCATCTAGTGACTCTATAATAACCATAGAAGAATCCCAGACTTTATTTCCGTGTAAAGTATGAACTTTTGTTTTACGTTTAAGTTTTTTAATCTCTGGATGAGATGATGTGGGTATTTCTACGTTTTTAACCCATAGACTATTTGTAGCCACCGCCTTTTGCCTTATATTTTTTTGCTAGCATTTGTGCTTTTCTAGCAGACCATTGTCCAGGTCTACCACCTTTACCACCTGCTTTAATGCTATTAAATAATCTTTTTCTTAAAGATGGTTTAGTGTAATTACCAGCTTCATTTACTCTAGATTTTTTTTTAGCTCTGCTCACAATAACTTAGATATGATTCCAATACTAGAAGTAATAAGCAAAAGATATAAACCCCATATCATATTTTCAAGTCTTTTAAACTTATCTTGTCCTTGGTCTAATCTTTTTTCTATGTTTTCATATCGAATAGCACATTCTTTTTCATGTGATTCTATTTTAGACATAGATTCTTTTATTGTTGTCATTTACTTCTTAAACTTAGATATTGCTTTTTTCCAAAGTTCAGGTTTAAATCTTCTCATAAATAGTGCAACAATAAGCACCATAATAGCTAAAGGTATTAATACTTCCATTTTACTTTTCCTCGGTTTCAGCTTCTTCAGTTTCTTCTTTAAAAGATTCCTTAAAAGCATTTTCAAACACACTTAAAGATGCGTTTATTTGGTCAAGCTCAAAATTGATTCGACCTTGTTTATTTTTTAAATCAACCATCTGATTGTACAGATATTTTTGTTGATCGCTAAAGTCTTTTACCTCTAGCTCTTGTCCGTCTAGTGTTACTGTTGCTTCTTCACTCATTTATTCTAAGGTTAAATTAGTTAGCTGCGATGTAAGCTTTACCAGTTGCAATCGCATCTGTATAGCTAGACTTATCTGATGAGTCTCCTGCTACGTCAGGCGTATCATCATCTTCGTCTACTGGTGCATAAGCCAAGATAATTTCAAGATGGTCTACATTTCTTTGAACCATATCGTTAATTTCTTCTTGAGTCATGCCTGTTACATCATGTGTACCATCATTGACAGCATTAATAAGCGTTACGCTATCGGTTGCTGCTGTTAAGACTTCTGTTACTGTTGCCATTTTTTATACTCCTATTGTTGTTAGCCTTCTAGGGCTTCTATTCTTGTTGTTAATTCAGCATTTTGTGCTGAAAGTTCTTGGATTGCTTTAACCATGATTGGCATTAAAGCAGCATCCCCAATTCTTTGTCTGCCATCTGCACTATCTTCAGACCACATATCAAAGCCTTCTTTTAAGTTGTGTTTGTCTATTACTTCTTTAACTTCTTGGG